TCTGGCTTTATCTCTCCAATGCGGTCGATTCCAGCCGAAGACAGCCCGTTCACCCTGAAACCAAACCAGAACGGTCATGACTGATGGCGGCTCGAACCAAGAAGCTCATGGGGAAAACGACCCCTAGACTTTCCAACACACCCCTAAAAGGAAAGTCAAAGGTAGATGACGTAATCGAGCTTGCTAACCTCATTAAGATGCCTTTACTTCCATGGCAGGAGCATGTCCTCAAGGATGCGTTGACTGTGGACAAGGATGGCAACTGGATCCGCAAGACCAACCTGCTGCTAATCGCACGTCAGAACGGCAAGACCCACCTGACTCGTATGCTTATCCTCGCCCACCTATTGAAATGGGAGTCAAAGAATGTCATTATTGCTAGCTCTAACCGTGCTATGGCTCTTGATACTTTTAGACAGGTAGCCCAAGTATTCGAGAGCAATGAGAACCTCATGGCGCTGGTCAAGGCTATCCGTTATGCCAACGGAACCGAGTGTATTGAGATGAAAGACGGGCGCAGACTCGATATTGTTGCTGCAACCCGCGATGGAGCCCGTGGACGCACCGCAGATGCCTTGTTTCTAGACGAATTGCGTGAATGGGGCGACGAAGCCTACCGAGCCGCTACACCAGTCACCAGAGCCCGCCCTAATGCCCATATATGGCTTACTAGCAACGCTGGTGACGCATTCAGCACAGTATTGAACGATATGCGCGAAAGAGCCCTTAGCAACCCTCCAAAATCGTTTGGATTCTATGAATACTCGGCAGAACCAACTGCAGACATATGGGATCGTAAGGCGTGGCAACAGGCTAACCCTTCATTGGGATATTTAATTACAGAGGAGACCCTTGAAGAATCAGTCGCTACCAGCCCTATTGAAAACACCAAAACTGAATTATTGTGTACGTGGGTCTCGTCACTACAGTCGCCTTGGACTCATGGCAGTATCGAGGATTGTTCTGACGCTTCTCTTGAAATCCCAGTCGGGGGTTATACGGTATTCGCTTTCGACGTCAATCCGAGTCGCAGGAATGCGAGTCTGGTTGCTGGGCAAATACTCGCGGATGGTCGCATCGGAGTTGGACTATTACAAACGTGGGAAAGCCAAGTAAGCGTAGACGACCTTAAGATAGCCGTCGATATTAAGGCATGGGCTGACCAGTACCGTCCTCGTATGATCTGCTTTGATAAGTACGCCACACAGACCATTGCAGACCGTCTAGCGACCTCGGGACAGGTCACGCAGGACATATCAGGAGCTGCCTTCTATACGGCTTGTACGGATCTAAAGAACGCCCTTGATAACAAGACGCTGGTGCATAAAGGACAAGATAAATGGATTCAACAGATGAACAACTGTGCAGCCAAGACCAACGACTCATCGTGGCGCATTGTGAAGCGTACGTCAGGTGGCGACATCTCTGGAGCGATTGCTACCGCGATGGTTGTAACACAATTGGTGAAACCACAACAAATGCCGACGATTTATGTCGGTGAGTAGTGTATAATAGTACCCTATGGCTCTCTTTAATCGTAAGTCTAAGGAAATTACCGCGCAGGTAAATCCCGCAGTCTACGATGCGCCTTTCGGCTCATCCTATTCCATGGGCAACTTCGGTGGCTGGAACAACTGGGCTTCACCGATTGACCGCCAAGCAGCGGCATCAGTCCCAGCAGTATCACAATGCGTTCAGCTCATTAAAGGAACTATTGCAGGTATCCCGCTAGAAGTTTATTCATCTCGCACAGGAGAAGAACTTGACGTCTTCCCTGCATGGATTAACCAGCCCGATAGTCGCGCTCCACGATCTGTCACAATCGCGTGGACAGTCGATTCACTTATTTACTACGGTCAGGCATTCTGGCAGGTAGATTCAGTATTCGCAGACGACGGTCGCCCTGCTTCATTCCATTGGGTGCAGAACAACCGCGTATCAACAAAACTTGACCCTATGACTCAAGAAGTCGATTACTACATGGTCAACGGTACTCGCGTACCTGACTCTGGAGTCGGCTCGCTTGTTACGTTCCAAGGGTTCGACCAAGGGCTACTCTTGAAGGGTCAGCGGACAATCAACTCCGCTATTAACGTGGAGAACGCAATCAACGTTGCTATGACGTCTCCACAACCTACTGGTTACCTCAAAAACACAGGCGCAGACCTTCCAGAGAACATGATCCAAGGACTTCTTAATTCTTGGAAGAATGCACGTAACTCTCGCTCAACTGCATACCTCACATCTACCCTTGAGTACGTTCCTACTTCATATTCTCCAGCGGAGATGACATATAACGATTCTGCAGAGGAACTTGCTGCACAGATTTCTCGTATGCTCAATATCCCAGCTGCGATGATTAACGCAGAGCATAACCGCTCATCTACTTATCAGAACGTCCTCGACCAGCGCAAGGAGTTCATGGCTTATAGCCTTGCTCCATATATCAACGCTATCGAAGACCGTCTATCACTAGATGATCTCACTCCACGTGGTCAAGTCGTGAGATTCGCCGTGGATGAGACTTTCCTACGCGCTAACCCACAAGACCGCCTAGCGGTAACAGAAAAACTTCTCCAGCTTGGGTTGATTGACATTAACCAAGCCAAGGAGATGGAAGGCTTAACACCTGACGGCAATGAGTCAGATACAACTATGCCAGACCAAGAACCAGAGGAGTCAGTCCCAGATGCAACACCTGACATTTAGCGCACCCATCGAAGCTGCAGACGGTCAACGTCGCATCGTATCGGGTCAAATCGTTCCATTTGGAGCAATCGGCAATACATCTGCTGGTCACGTTATCTTTGAGCGCGGTTCAATTCAGATTCCGTCAGTTGCTAAGATTAAGTTGCTCGCGCAACATAACACCAACGATCCAATTGGACGCGCTCAATCTTTTGCTGAAACTGCGACAGGCATCAACGGAGTATTCAAGCTCTCTGCTGCTTCTAAGGCGCAGGACTATCTCGTAATGGCATCAGAAGGACTTATCGACGGTCTTTCAGTAGGTGTCGAAGTCCTTGCATCACGCGAGCGTAAGGACGGCGTTATGGTCGTATCGTCAGCAGTTCTCAAAGAAGTATCACTCGTTGAGTCACCAGCATTCACCGAGGCACGTGTTCTCGAAGTAGTCGCATCAGAAGGCGAAGAAGCCGTCGAGGAAACACTCCCAGAAGATTCTGCACCTGTAGAGGTAGCAGAGGAAACCCAACCAACAGAAAGTGAGGCAACTGTGTCAGAAGATACAACAGCCGCAACAACAGAGGCAGCTGCAGCTGCAGAAGCCTCACGCCCAATCATCAAGGCAGCAGCGCCATACACATCAGCGCCACGCCATGACATCGTTTCAATGGGTAAGTACGTAGAGCACAAGGTCAAGGCTGCGCTTGGCGATGACACATCACGCCAGTACGTAGCAGCAGCAGAAGACCCAGCAACAGTTAAGGCTGCAGCTGACTCAATGTCAACTAACCCTGCGTTCAACCCAATTCAGTACCTCTCAAACTTCGTATCTAACACAAACTTCGGTCGCCCAGCGATTGACGCAGTGTCACGTGGTACTCTCCCAGCATCAGGTTTGACTCTTAACATCCCATCACTCGTTACATCAGCGGGCGGCGGATCATCAGTAGCTCCAACAGTTGCTGAAACTGCAGAATCAGGCGCACCATCAGATACAGGCATGACTTCTGCTTACGAGTCAGTCACAATCAAGAAGTACGCAGGTCAGCAGACAATTTCACTCGAACTCCTTGAGCGTTCAGACCCAATCTTCTTTGACCAGCTCGCAATTCAGTTGGAGCGCGCTTACAAGCTCGCTACAGACTCTGCAATGATTGCAATCCTTACAGCACAGGGAACACAGGCAACAGGCGTTGCAGCAACTAACGCTGGCTTGATTTCTTACGTTTCAACAGAAGCACCTGCTGCTTACAAGGGTTCTTCATACTTTGCAGATCGCATCGTCACTAACACTGACTGGTGGTCAACAATCATGGGTTACACAGATACAACAGGCCGCCCAATCTACAATGCACAGTCACCATACAACGCAGCTGGTGTATCAACACCAACATCTATTAAGGGTAACGTCCTCGGACTCGACCTCTACGTAGATAAGAACGTAACTTCTGGTCTCGTTGATGAGTCTGCATTTATCATCGCTCCAGAGACAGCATACTGGTGGGAGTCACCAGAAGCGTTCTTCTCTGTGAACGTTGTTAACTCAATGTCTGTTCAGACAGCAATCTACGGCTACGGCGCAGGTAAGGTTCTCATCCCTGCAGGTGTCCGTCGCTTCAACCTCGCTTAATAGCGAACCCCTAGTACGCCGAGGGGGACGGGTAAGCCCTTCCCGTCCCCTGTCGGTCTAATTGAAAGGAATACCATGGCAGCCTTCGTAACAGTCGACGAGCTTCGCGACACCCTCGGAGTCGGCACATTGTATTCAGATGCTTTACTTGAAGAAGCATGCACTACTGCTACACAAACACTCCAGCAATACCTTTGGTATGACTCATACCCAGTAATCGGCGGAACAGTCCAGAGCGGGGTCGCTACAGTCGTCCTATCTGCTCCTGTGTCATTTACTGCAACAGAGTCCATTCATATTTCTAACGCAGGAACAAAGTTAAACGGTCAGCACACTATTACTGCTACCTACCCATGGTCACAGGGTTCAGGTACTTTCCCGTTATTTACTTATATGTTCCCTTATAACTATTACACTTTCCCACGTAACTATTCTTTGATCCAATGGAACACCACCGAAGCGGATATGAATTACCGCCTTATCAAGCCTTACGGCAAAGCGGTAGGCGCAGATACCATGGAAACGGCTTATGCAGATACACAGGCTATCCGTCAGGCAGCGCTCATGCTCGCTATCGACGTATGGCAAGCCCGTCAAGCGCCATCTAGCGGTGGCGTATCAGTCGATGGCGTAACCCCTAGCCCTTACCGTTTAGGCAACACAATGCTCGCTAAGGTTCGCGGACTTATCGCGCCTTACACTAATCCGAATGCGATGATTGGATGACAGTTCCAGCCGTCAGCACACTTCGGCAGACCCTCGCAACGGCTCTGACCGCTAACACAACATATCAAGTCTTTGCATATCCACCTGCAACTATTCAGGCTAATTCTGTCGTTATCGTTCCTGATGATCCATACTTAGAACCTTCTAACGACTCATGGGCAACCGTTGGCCCAACTGCTAACTTTAAGTTGCTCATCACCGTTCCACTCTTCGACAACCAAGGCAATTTGCAGGGCATCGAAGAAGCAATCGTCACAATGTTCAATGCGTTATTTACTGCGACAGAGAACGAAACCATTGCCTACAACGTAGGTTCAGTAAGCCAACCCCAAGTGCTGAATGTTGCTTCTGGAGATTTGCTCTCCTGTGAAATGGCAATCAGCTTAGTCACCTCATGGAGCTAAAATGACACTAGAAGAGTTCTACGCAGAACACGAAGCATTCCTGATTAAAACAGGTCAGGTAGAAGAAAAGAAACCAGCAACTAAGCCAGCAACTAAGAAAGAAGAGGAATAACCTAAATGGCAGTATTTCTAAATAATGGCGTGCAGGTTACTGTAGATCCAGGAACTGGCTCAGTTAACCTATCAGACCATGTTACATCTGTAACAATTAACCAGACATTCGACGAGCTTGAAGTCACCGCGATGGGGGACTCCTCTCATAAGTTCATCAAGGGCTTGGAAGCAGCTTCTGTTACTCTTGATATTCTCAACGACCTTACATCGACTCCAGCAATCACAAACACATTGCAGTCATGCTATGGCAAGAACGTTGTATGGACATTCAAGCAGTCTTCAGCAGCGACTTCTGCGACAAATCCACTTTACACAGTTACACTTCTCGTTAACAACCTCACACCAATCAACGGTGCTACAGGTGACGTATCTACACAGAGCTTGTCTTTCAACGCGTCAAGTTCAGTAGTCGTAACAACCGCTTAACAAAAACGAAAGGGCAAAAGCATGGCAAAGTTAAAAGTAACATTGCAAGACGATTCTGTAGTGGAGTTCGTAGTTACTCCAGTTATGGAATGGGCGTTCGAGGTCTATGCTAAGAAAGGCTTTCACAAGGCTTTCGTAGAAGACCAGAAGCAGAGCGACGTTTATTGGTTAGCGTGGGAAGGTCTTCGCCGTAACGGTCATACACCTAAGCCGTTCGGTGAAGGCTTTCTCGACACTCTCAAGAGCGTTGAGGTGCTAGACGACGACCCTTTAGCATAGATCGGAAATCACTCGTCTATATGGCGGCGCGAGTCTCCATAGAGGTCGGTATTCCGATAGAACATATATTAAATATGGATCATTACACGTTAAAGGTCTATATGGCAGCACTAAACGATAGAGGGAAGGAGATTAAAGATGCCAGTCGTACTAGAGGGCGCAGATAATCTCTTGAAGGAACTCAAGCAATGGGGCCCAAACCTCTACAAGAACACTCGCACAGAAATCGCGTCGGCTCTCAAGCCTATTGCTGCAGAAGCAAAGGGCTACCTTCCACGAGAGCCGATGCGGGGTCTGCGCCCAGTAGGTGCTGATAAGTCTGTCTGGCAGTATGACTATGCCAAAGTTCGCGCAGGTATTACCTATAAAGCGACCCCAAGCAAAGTAAATAAAGGCGGCTTCGTCGCCCTTGCTTCTATTATTAACCGTACCCCTATAGGTGCAATCATGGAAACTGCAGGACGCAAGAACCCATACGGTCAGCCATGGGTCGGACGCAAAAAAGACATAGGAAACCACAAAGTTTCCCACTCAACATGGGATGGGGCTTCTATTGTCTTTATGAATAACTTAGGCTCTATGTATGGCACAGGCAACGATCGTGGTCGCTATATCTATCGAGCATACGAAAACAACAGGGGCAAGGCGCAAGACGCGGTAGTCCACGCCATCGAGAAAGTCGCCCGCCAATTTGACGCTAACACTACTCTCAAGAGAGCTGCCTAATGAGTAACGTAAGAATTGACATAGCCGCCGTATGGAAGGGCGCACAAGCCTTTAACAAGGCTACCAAGGCTACTAAGAAACTCGATACTCAAGTATCCATCCTAAGCAAGAGACTTGTATCAGTTTATGCAGCTAATAAGGTTTTACAGTTCAGCAAGAAAATGGTTAACGCCTTTACGGAAGACCAAGCATCTGCAGCTATTCTTTCCAACACAGTAAAAAATCTAGGGCTTTCCTTTGCTGACGTTGACATCAAGTCATTCATTGACAAACTATCTTTAGCTGCAGGAGTGGCAGACGATGAACTTCGCCCTGCGATGCAGCGACTTCTTACTACTACTGGATCTATTACCAAGTCGGAGAAGCTACTTCAGAACGCTATTGACATTGCTAAGGGTTCTGGACAAGACCTTCAGACAGTTGTCCTAGACCTTTCCAACGCCTACGTAGGAAATAACAAGGGGCTAAAAAAGTACACCCTTGGACTTAGCGCGGCAGAACTTAAGACTGCTTCATTCGATAAGGTTCTAGCTGCTTTTAACAAGAACTTCGCAGGTTCTAACGCAGCCTATCTTAATACCTATGCTGGACAGATTGAAAAGATTACTGTAGCAAGTAAAGAAGCCCAAGAAACTATCGGGCAGGGCTATGTAGATGCTTTTAAGATTCTCTACGGTGGAAATGCTTTCGGTAGCCTCTCTGAAAAAATCACCAAGCTCTCTGTAAGTATTGCTGACTTCTTCCGTGGTTTGGCTCAAGGCTTTAAGGACTTGTCCAACATGCCAATTATCCACCAGTTAATTCAACTTGCTGGACTTATGCTCAAAATTGCGGGCAAAGTCGCGGGCGCGGTTATAGATCCATTCGTAAAGTCAGGCGCACGTTCTCGCTCTGCTGCTCTTGCTCCAGCATCTGCTAACTCATTCCTTACAGAGCATATGGCATCTGCCAACGCTGCAAAACAAACTGCAGCAGAAAAGGCAGCAGCAAAGCGAGCCAAGGAACTGGCGGCGGCGCAGACAAAGCAGACCAAGGCAATCAAAGACCAAGCCGCTCTTAAGAAAGCTCAAGGAGTTTTCGACATTCAGCAAATTGAATTGGTAGCAGCTCTTAAAGGTAAGTTGTCCGATGAAGAAAAATTGCGCGCAGAAGCCCAGTTGGCTTTACTTGCTGGGAATGATGCTCTGGCTAAAAAACTCACAGATCAGATTCTTTTAGCGCAAGATGCGACAGGTAACCTATCTAAGTTCCTGACATCTTTGCCTAATGCTAATAATCCATTCCAGTATTTAGACGCATATTTAGATAACTTGAAGACAAAGGCAGATGCTCTTACAGGCGGGAATAGTACAGATAGGAATACTATGATTCCTTCTACTAACGCCCCTAATGGCAATAACCCTGTGCCAAGCATTGACTACGGCGGACACGTTATCGGTTCGGAAATTCCTAACTTTACCCCTAATGTTATTGTACAAATTGACGGCAAGACAATTGCTTCGACTCTTATGGATCAATCCCTATCAGGCAATCAGTCCTATGTAGACCGTCGTACAGGTGGGTTTAACTGGTGACGTTACCAGCATCCATATCCGTTAGCTTCGACTTCTCCAGCGGGGCTACTTTTGGCTACCCCTTTACTATTGGTGATGAAAAGTACGGCATCATTGGTGTATCTCAATTTGCATCAAGTGAAGTACCAGAGCCAGTAGTTGACCTGACCAGTCAGACCTATCAGATTACTATTGACCGTGGTCGCGCTATCCAGTCCGACACATACATCGCTGGCACTGCAGTCGTACGAGTGCTAGACCCTAACTCTGACTTCAACCCACAGAACCCATCCAGCCCTTATTACGGCTACCTGACACCTATGCGTAAGTTACGTGTGTCGGCTACCACATCAGCAGGAACCTCTTATCTCTTTTCAGGCTACACCACAGAGTACCGCTACCATTACCCAGTCAATGAAGAAACTGCATACGTTGACATCTATTGCGCTGATGCTTTCCGCCTTTTCCAGCTCTCACAGGTAGAAACCGTCACAGGTGCTTCTACTACACAGGCAACAGGTACACGTATGGGCAAGTTGCTCGATGCCGTCCAGTTCCCTGCCAATATGCGCATTCTCGATGCTGGCGACTCTGTAGTACAAGCAGACGCTGGAACCCTTCGTACGAGCCTTGCAGCCCTTAAAAACGTGGAGTTCTCGGAGCAGGGTGCGTTCTATATCCGTGGCGATGGTACGGCAATCTTCCGTTCTCGTAACAACGTCGTAGGATCTATATCAGGCGACCCTATCGAGTTCAACCAGACTACTGGAATTCCATACCAGAAGCTCGTCTATGCCTTCGATGATAAACTAATCATTAACCAAGCGTCAGTCCAGCGCATTGGCGGAACAGCGCAGTTCTACGAGAACACAGCATCCGCGATTAAGTACTTTCCTCACCAGTATTCGGTGCAGGATATTCAGGCTGCTACAGACGCCCAATGTGCCGATATTGCGGCTACCTACGTGGCAACCCGTCAAAGCACATCTATCCGCATCGACCAGATGGCGGTTAACCTGCTAGACCCAGCAGTTCCGACAGATACTATGATTGGCTTGGATTACTTCTCCAATGTCAAAATTACTAACGTTCAACCCGATGGAAGTACCATCGTTAAGCAACTGCAGTGTCAAGGCTTGAAGTGGGAGATTACCCCTCAATCCATGATCTGCACCGTCACGACCCTAGAACCGATAGTCGATGGCTTCGTCATTGGAAGCCCAGTTAACGGTATAATAGGCGTCAGTGCGATGACCTACTAGGAGACATACAATGGCAACAGGCTTTCCAGCAGCAACAGGCGACATCTTCACCGCTGCAGACTACAACGGGCTAGTCACTTATGCCCTTAACGACCAGACAGGAACGTCATACACCCCTGTACTGACAGACCAGTATCAGGTACTCATCACACGATCTAACGCATCGGCTTCTACTCTTACTATTCCTACTAACGCATCTGTAGCCTTCCCAGTAGGCACAGTCATCACAGTACTTAACAAGGGCGCAGGAGCGGTTACTATCTCTGGTTCAGGTGGCGTAACTGTCCTATCTGCTGGAGCAACTGCGGCAAGCCCTGTTCTTAATCAGTACAAGTCAGCTGCTCTTATTCAGGTAGCCACAGACACTTGGTATGTTGTTGGAGCAATTGGCTAATGCTCAATAATGCAATTTCTATTTTTGGTTCAACAGGAGTAGGTGGCGCACCGACCCTAGTTGAATATCTAGTAGTGGGCGGCGGCGGTGGCGGTGGAGGCGGCGGCGGTGGCGGTGGTGGGTATAAAACTGCCACAGGTTTTGCCCTTGCATCTTCATTTACTGTAACAGTTGGTGCAGGCGGTGCTGGATCAACACCAGCAGGCAACGGCACAAGCGGAGTAAGTTCAGTTTTTTCTTCTATTACATCTACTGGCGGTGGTCGCGGCGGAGTATATGCCTCAACAGGAGCAGATGGCGGTTCAGGTGGCGGCGGTGGTGGTCGCGGTGGTATTGCCGGTGGAGCAGCTTCCCCTTCTGGACAAGGCAGTGCAGGTGGTGCAGCAAATGCACCCGATAATGGCGGCGTTATTTCAGGCGGTGGTGGTGGCGGTGCAACTGCAGCAGGTGGCAACTCATCAGGCGGCGGTTCTGGAGTACCAGTTTACGGGGGCAATGGTGGCAATGGAACTGCCAGTTCAATTACAGGATCATCCGTTACTTACGGCGGCGGCGGCGGCGGTGGAGCGGGTAATGCTTACACAAACTCTGATGTAAATGTTGGCGGCACAGGCGGCACAGGCGGCGGCGGTGCAGGTCAAAGATTTTACGGCGGCGGCGGTGGAGCGCCATTCACTCCTCTTGGCGGTTCAGCTGGTACTGCAAATCTCGGCGGTGGCGGTGGTGGTAACGCTGACTCATTTAGCCAAAATGGATTCAACGGCGGCTCTGGCGTTGTAATTATTAAGTATCCAAATACATTCGCTGATTTAACTTCCATTGGTGGCGGACTTACTTACACAAAAACTACCCCGACAGGATACAAGGTTTATACCTTTACGGCTGGAACAGGAACGGTAACTGTCTAATGGCTCACTATGCATTCTTAGATGAACACAATATCGTTATTGAGGTAATCACTGGCAAAGATGAAACAGAACTTATTGACGGTTTAACTCCAGAAGAATGGTATGGAAACTATCGCGGGCAGACTTGTGTTCGCACTTCATATAATGGCAACATTCGCTATAACTACGCGGGCATTGGCTATACCTATGATCCAATAGATGATGCATTTATCCCACCCATGCCAAACTGTAATCACGACTCTTTAACACTCAATGCACAAAAACGTTGGGAATGTTCAGAATGCGAGGCTTTACGTGAAGCCTATTTTATGTAAGGCTGGGCAACAATTAAGGGAGCAGTTCGATGACAGTTACCCTGACCGCGACAGGACGAGTGACGGGTGGCTTGGCGATGCCCGCCACGCAGCTCGTACTTCTGACCATAATCCTGACGCGAATGGCATCGTCAGAGCCATTGACGTTGACAGGGATTTATGCGGAGTACGAAAGCCAGACCTCATGCCTGACGTTGCAGACCAGATTCGACTCGCAGCGAAAGCTGGAGATCGACGCATTGCATACGTTATATTCGATGGAGCGATTTGTTCCCCTAAGAAAAATTGGGCTTGGCGTCCTTACGATGGGGCTAATAAGCATAATCATCACGTCCATATCAGCTTTACCACAAAGGGTGACACAGATAGTTCGTTCTTTAATATCCCGATGCTAGGAGCTACAAAGTGAACATGAAGAACCCAATCGTAATGAGCCTTGGTGCTTTCCTTGCAGTATGGGGAACTACCTCTAACTTCGCCCTCGATTACCGAGCAATCCTCGGATCTATCGTGGCTGGAGTATTCGGATATGCGAGCCCTAAGAAATGACACAGACAGACTTCTTCCAGCTCTACATAGCCACCATCGCTATACTGGGCGGACTATCGGGCTTCGTCATTACTCACTTGCTCGCTGAAATTAAGCGACTCAACACGCGTGTCGATGA